CGCAAGCGCCAGCCAGGCCAACACCAGTCTGACCACCACCGGCCAGCAACTGACCGCGACGACGGACGTCACCACCGCCACAGCGCTCGCCGGCCGGGCCGCCACCCTCGCCAACGCCCGCGCCTATCTGCAACGCGCCAGCGTCAATCTGTCCAACGCCAGCAGCTGAGGTCGCCATGCGCACCATCACCACCACGGGCGGAACGCTCTTCCATATCGCTGCGACCGAACTCAACGACGCCACGCAATGGATCCGCATCGCCCAGCTCAACAAAATCACCGACCCGCAGCTCAAGGGCCTGACCACCCTGCTGCTGCCCGACACCGATCCAACGGCCGGAGGCGGCGTTGCCAGCCAGTGATCCCTCCCAGGTCCCGGGACAACCCTGGCGCCAGCCCCGCCTGCGCATCCTCGCCAACGGCGCCAACCTGCCAGGCGCCCTGTCAGCCAGCGTCACCAGCAACAACCACTACGCTGCCGATCGCTTTCAGGCCCGCGCCCGAATTTCCGACATCGATGCCGCCACATGGTCGGACACCAACACCGTCCTCATCGACATCCAGCTCTCCCTCAGCGGCACCAATTCCGGCTGGACCAGCCTCCTCCAGGGCGAGGCCGACCATATCCGCATCAACCCGCACACCCTGACCCTGGACATCGAAGGCCGCGACCTCACCGCCCGCCTCATCGAGGCCCGCACCCAGGAAACCTTCGCCAATCAGACCGCGAGCCAGATCGCTGCAACGCTCGCCGCCCGACATGACCTCGCCGCGGACGTCACCACCACCAACACCCCGGTCGGCGCCTATTGGCAGCTCGAACATGACCGAATCTCGTTGGACAGCTTCAGCCGAGCCACCACCGAATGGGACCTTCTGGTCACCCTGGCCGGCCATGAGGGCTTCGATGTCTGGGTTAACGGCCAAACACTGCATTTCCGGCCGCCATCAACCACCCTGAGCACCAATGCCTCCCTCCGCGCGACACCGACGCAGACCGGCCCCACCAACATCCAGTCCCTGTCTCTCGAACGCGCCCTCACCTTCGCGAGAGACATCGAGGTCGTCGTCAAAAGCTGGAACAGCCGCCAGGCCAACGCCTTCATCCAAACCGCCCGAGCCACCCGCAGCACCCAGGGCCCGAAAGTCCAATCCCAGCGCTACGTCTTCGTCGTCCCTAACCTGACGCCGGACGCCGCCCTCAAGCTGGCCCAATCCAAGCTCACTGAACTCTCCCGCCACGAGCGCGTCATCACCGCAGACATGCCAGGCGAGCTCAATCTTACCCCCCGCCAGCCAATCCGCCTCGAAGGCACCAACACCGCGTTCGACCAACTCTACTGGGTCGACGAGATCACCCGTCGAATCGACATGGCCAGCGGCTTCACCCAACGCCTGCGCGCCCGCAACAGCAACATCGCCAGCCAGGCCACCTCGCCGGCCGACGTGATCGGAATGCCATGGACCGCTTCCTGAACGCCATGAAGGCCCACGCCTCGGCGATGGACGCAAGCTGGGCTCAGCCCCGCTTCGGCGTTGTCACGAGCGTCGATCCCAGCCGCCCGGCCGTTCGGGTCAACCTTCAGCCGGAAGGCGTCATCACCGGCTGGCTCCCCGTCCTCTCCCCCTGGGTCGGTGCCGGCTGGGGCCTCGCCTGCCCCCCAAGCCCCGGCGACCAGGTCCTCGTCGTCGCCCAGGAAGGAGACGCTGAGCACGGCGTCGTCATCGGCCGCGCCTGGAGCGACCAGGCCCGCCCCCCCGCCGCCCCTGCCGGCGAATTCTGGCTGGTCCACAAAAGCGGCTCGTTCATCAAGCTCCAGTCCGACGGCGCCATCCACATCCAGGGCAACATGTTCGTCCAGGGCAACGTGGCCATCACCGGCAACATCACCACCACCGGCGACATCAACGACTATCACAGCAGCCTTAATTCGTTGCGCACACACTACAACGCCCATCTCCACCCCGACCCTCAGGGCGGCATGAGCGCCGGAACCAACCAGCCAGACTGAAACCAAGGCAGGAGCCCCCCATGCCCGACCTGTCGCACGCCTTCGCAACCGATCTCAGCCTCTCCCCAACCGGCGATCTCGCAACGGTCCAAGGCCCCGCCCTCGGCCAGCAACGCGTCCTGCGTCGCCTGCTCACCAATCCCGGCGACTATATCTGGAACCTCACCTACGGCGCCGGTCTCGCCAGTTTCATCGGCCAACCCGCCGATATCCCTCGCATCCGCGCCCTGATCCGCAGCCAGATCTTCAAAGAGGCCGCGGTCGCCCGAACCCCCGAACCGCTGATCGATGTTCAGCCCGGCACCAACGGCACCGTCGCCGTCCATATTCGCTACGCCGACGCCGCCACCGGCCAGACCCAGACCCTCTCCTTCAGCACGGACCAATCCTGATGCAGCTCCAGCTCCAGTCGTTCACGACACTGGTCAGCAACGCCGCAGCCGCCGTGCAAGGCGCCGCGAACCAGTTGCTCGACCTCACAGTCGGCAGCACCCTGCGCGCCATCCTTGAAGCGAACGCCGCCGTCGCGCTCTGGATGCAGTGGCTGATCCTCCAGGTCCTGTCCGTCACACGAGCCGCCACCAGCACCGGCTCAGACCTCGATAGCTGGATGGCGGACTTCACCCTCACCCGCCTGCCCGCCTCCCAGGCCGCAGGCCAGGCCAGCTTCAGCCGATTCACCCCAAGCCAATCGAGCCTGGTCCCCGCCAACACCCAGATACGTACCGCCGATGGCAGCCAAAGCTTCGTCGTCACGATTGACCCCACCAACGCCGCCTGGAACGCCGCGCAGAACGGCTATCTCCTGGGGCAGGGCGTAGCCAGCCTGACGGTCCCCATCCAGGCCGTGACACCAGGCTCGGCCGGTAACGTCCAAGCCGGCGCCATCACCCTGATCGCAGCGGCGATCGCAGGCGTCGACAGCGTCACGAACACCGCCCCCCTGGCAGGTGGCCTTGACGCCGAAACCGATGCCGCTTTGCGCACCCGCTTCGGGTCCTTCCTCGCCAGCCGCACCCGCGCCACGCGGCTTGCCGTCGGCAATGCCATCCTCTCCACGCGGCAGGGCCTTGCCTACACCTTGCAGGAAAACATGGCACCGGACGGCAGCTACCGACCCGGCAGCTTCGTGGTCACCGTCGATGACGGTTCCGGCACACCATCCGCCACCTTGCTAACAAGCGTCGCCACCGCTGTCGAAGCTGTCCGCCCGTTGGGCAGCCTCTACGCCATCCAGGCTCCGACCCTGATCCAGGCCAATGTCTCGCTCTCCATCACCACAGCCGCCGGCGCCATTCATACAAATGTCTCAGCGGCCTGTGTCCAATCGATCACCAGCGCCATCAACACCCTGCCTATCGGCTCCCCACTCCCGCTGACCCGGCTGGCGCAGCTCGCCTACTCCACCGATCCGTCGGTCACCAACGTCTCATCGATCCAGCTCAATGGCGGCACCGCCGACCTGACACCGAGCCCTTCCGGCCTGATCAAGGCCGGCACGATCCAGGTGAACTGACATGACCGGCGACCAGCAAGACATGCAAACGCGCCTGCGCGCCACGCTCCCGGCCCGCTGGTTCTCAGACACCAGCCCAACCCTGGGCGGCGTCCTCGCCGGCCTCGCCTGGAGTTGGGCCTGGCTTTACACGCTGCTCACCACCGTCCAGGCCCAGACCCGGCTCGCAACAGCCACCGACGCCCAACTCGATGGCATCTCCGCCGACAGCCTCGGCGCAGCACTTCCGCGCCGCCCTACGGAACCCGACAGCTCCTACCGGAAGCGTATCCTGCGCGAGCGGCTCCGTGAGCGCGGCACAAGGCCCGCCCTCCTCGCGGTGCTCACCGACCTCACAGGCCAAACGCCTATAATCTTCGAGCCAACCCGCCCCGCCGACACGGGCGCCTGGAATGGGCCTCTCGGTTACGGGGCTGCCGGCGGCTGGGGCAACATGAACCTGCCCTTCCAGTTTTTCCTCACAGCCTTTCGCGCCCAAGGCAGCGGCGTCGCCATCGTCGCCGGCTACGGCACCGGGCAGGGCTGCTACGGAGGCGGTACGATCCAATACGCCAACCTTGCGATGCTGACCGGCCAGATCACCGACCAGGACCTCCGCAACGCCGTGACCAGCATCCTGCCCGTCGCGACGACCGCCTGGATCCGCATCAGCAACTAAGGGCGATCCCCCCCTCCAGCTCCCCGCGAGACCCACGCCAGGCGGCCATATCGCCCACTCCCGGCACACTCCAGCATGAGGCCCCACCATGGACCGCAACATCGTATATCCCGGCAGCATCCCGCTCGACACGGACCTGCTTAACACCAACCGCAACGCCATGGTGGCCCTGGGCGCCCTCATCCAGGCAACCCTTGGCTCCTCCCAGGTCATAGACGGCCTGACCGTCTCCCCCACGGTTCCCGCCAGCCTGACAATCATCGTGGGGCCAGGCAGCATCACCCAGGCAACGACAGTCGACCAGAATGCCTATGGCTCCCTCGCCGCCGACACGTCCGACGCCCTCCTGAAAATGGGGGTTAATCTTACCGCAACGACACTGACCCTCGCCGCCCCCACGACCAGCGGCCAATCAATCAACTACCTGATCCAGGCCGCCTTCGTCGAAAGCGACACCAACACCACGGTCCTGCCGTATTACAACGCCGCCAATCCGGCTCAGCCCTATCTCGGCCCAAACAACACCGGCACGGCCCAGGCCACCACCCGAACCCAACGGGTACAACTCCAGCTCAAGGCCGGCACGCCCGCCACCACGGGAAGCCAGATCACCCCGCCTGTGGACAACGGCTGGTCAGGCCTTGCGGTCGTCACCGTGAACTACGGCCAGACCCAGATCACCAGCGCCAACATAAGCCAAGCCAGCCTGTCACCCGCGCTCAACTGGAAACTGCCCGCCTTACGCCCGGGATTTAGCAGCCTGCAGGCATTCACCAGTTCCGGCAGCTTCACAGTCCCGGTTGGCGTCACGCGCCTGAAGGTCACGGTCATCGGCGGCGGCGGCGCAGGCGGCACACACAGCACGACCCCCGGCGGCGGCGGCGGTGCCGGCGGCCAAGCCATCCGCATCCTGAACGGCATGACCCCAGGCAGCGTGGTACCGGTCACCGTCGGTGCCGGCGGCACGCCGCTGACCGGTGGTTCGGTTGGCATCGGCGGAGCCGGCGGCACGTCCAGTTTTGGGGTCTACGCCTCGGCAACCGGCGGCGGCGGCGGCGGCGGTGGCTCAGGCAGCGCCCCAGGCGCTGGCGGCGCAGGCGGATCAGGCGTCGGTGGCGACATCAACTACGGAGGCAGCTTTGGCACCGATTGCGTCATCCCTGCTGCCCGCGGTGGTGACGGCGGCGGCCCGGGCGGCGGCCGTGCCACCACTGGCTATGTCCAGGGCATCGCCGGCAACAGCCCAGGCGGCGGCGGCGGCGGCGGCGGTGCGTCAAGCACCACGGGCTCTGGAACGGGAGCTCCAGGAGGCGCCGGCGCATCTGGTCTCGTGATCGTGGAGTATTGAACATGAAAATCTTCGCACGCATCCAGTCCGGCATCGTCGCCGAACTCCTGACCACAACGGCTGATCCAGCCACGCTCTTCAGTCCGTTGCTCCAATGGCAGGACGTCACGGGGCAGTCCGTTCAGGTCGGACATATCCAAAGCGCCACTGGCTTCACGGCCCCCCCACCGCCAGCCGCGGTCCCGATCACCCCGCCCACGATCGCTCAACTCCAGGCTGAGTTGGCCCTTCTCACCCAACAGATCGCCGCTCTCTCGCACAGCTAACGGCATTTCCAACAGCCAGCTGCGATCAAGCACCCATCATCCCCCCTGGGGCGCCAGACGGAGAGTCACCATGCCCACCACCGCCACTCATATCTGGCGTCCGAGCGGCGCCCGCCGCGCCATTCTGGACGGGTTTGTCCCGGTCCCGCGCGGCACCATCCCGGCCACCCCCGCTCCGCTGGTCTGGCCCGCCAAGGATCCGGCCGATGTCCTCGATTACGAGTTCGACGTCTCAGCGGCACTCCTGGCAAACCGCGGCGATGGCATCGCCACGATCGATTACACGATCTCCCCCTCGGCAACCGGTGACCTGGCCGCAACCAGCGCTGCCGCCGACGGAGCCATCGCCGTCTTCTGGTTCGGCGCCGGCCAGATCGGCACCGTCTACACCATTCAGATCACAATCGGCACGGCAAGCGGCCGCACCATCAGCCGTGCAATTCTGTTGCCGGTCCAGAGCCTCGCCACCGCCACGGTCCCTCTAAATGCCCTGCAATCTGACTCAGGTGCCATCGTCACCGACCAGAGCGGCAATCCTATCCTGATCGGGAGCTGATCATGCCCACAATCGACCAGCTCCCAGCGGCCACAGCTGCAACCGCAACCGATGTATTGCCCGCGTCACAAGGGGGGACCGTCAAGAAAATGACGGTCGCCCAGCTCGTTGCAGGCCTGCAACCGACCATCAGCCTGAGCAGCGGCCAGTTGCTCGGGCGCACAGACACCGGAACCGGAGCGCCCCAGCCGATCAGCATCGGGGCCAATCTCACGCTCGCAGCAGGGCAGCTCAGCGCGACGGCACAGCCCTACAATATCGCCGGCCTGCCTGCGGCAACAGCACCCAGTGCCACAGACCGTGTCGCCATGTCGCAATCCGGAACGGACGCGGCATTGCCCTACAGCCAGTTCATGTCGGGCATCTCCGCCCTCTCCGGGATCGACGCTTCCAATCTGCGCAGCCTCGCCACCGGAACCTCGTCCGCACGCCGTCTGGCAGATCAGGCAGCCGACGCCACCCCTATCGAAGCCTTCGGCGCCGCCGGAGACGGTGTGACCGACGACACGGCCGCATTCTCAGCGGCTTTGGCATCAGGTCGTCCCGTCCGCCTGGGCCCCAAACCTTACATGATCGGCGGCCCGATCACGATCAGTACAGCAACCCCCGTGCTCATCGGCGTTCCCGGTCAGACAACCCTGCGGCGCAATCGCCAGACCGGCGGCACCGCCTGGATCACTGTCACGAGTACATCTTTTCGCGTCGATGGCGTGATATTCGACTCGAACGCCCCCATCGTTGCCGGCGATGCAGCAGCGATCAGCCTTGCCCCTGCCTGTCTGGCCTCACACTGGCATCGCTGCGCTATTCTGAACGCAGGCGGATCAACCCAGGGACACGGTCTGGTGATACAGGCCAGCGACCCGTCTCAGACGCAGCATCAGATCAGGGACTGCGAATTCGCCCGCAACGCCCTGCATGGCCTTTGGTCGCAGGCGTGCAACGGAGTCATGATCCAGGGCTGCCGCTCTCATGATAACGGTCAGTATGGCCTATGCCTGGATTTTACCGACACGAGCTTCACCAAGAAGGTTCGCCTCAGTCAGGTCATCGGCTGCAGTGCATGGGCCAATCTCCGGGGCATTTCAGTCGGCAATTTCAATGCCACGAACGCCTCTTCGGTCACCTATGGCACGAGCAATCCCGACGCAATTTCGATTCTCGTGGCGCACAACGTCGTCCACGACAATACCCAGTTCGGCATCTACGCATCAGGCTCTGCGCTTCTGATCCAGGCCAACCAGGTCTCAAACAACGGAACACCGGCATCTGGCAGCGGAATCACCGCCAATGTCTCAGCCTCCCGTATCACCGCGAATGTTGTGCTCGGCTCCGCGCCGATCGGGATCGACTGCGGCGGCTCCATCATGTCAGAGGTTGCGCAGAATCAGGTCAGCGGCATGCCGATTGGGATCAACTGCGGTGGCAGCAACGCCGTACGTGTCGCCGGAAATTCAATACAGTCATGCTCAACATGGGCGATACAGGCCAACAACATCGAAACAGACAGCAATGGAATCAATTACGGGATTGCCTGCCAGAGCCTTTCATTGACCGACAACTGGATCTCGATGTCCACCAGCTCCGCCGGCGGCATCACATTGCGAGATGCCCCACTCGGCGTCCTGGTATCCCGCAACAATTTTATCGGCAGCGGCGGTGCAACGATCAACAATGTCCTATGGGCCAACACGGAGGCCGTAATCATTGAGGGCAACCGCTGGAACCTCAGCCAGCGCCTCATTGCGACGCCGGCCACCGTCAATGGGCTTTACACGCTGCAAGTGCCGGATATTGCCGACAATGTGATGGTGCTCAGCGCGACATCCCCCATCCAGTCGATCCTAACCAACTATCAGGTTCAGACCACCGGCCAGTTGGCCTTCGTCCGTGTCGCGGCAGGTGGCGCCGGCTATACCTATGCTAACGTCTCTGTTTCTGGCGCCGGCACAGGCGCTGCGGCACGAGCGGTCCTGTCGGGTGGTAGTGTCCTGGGCATCGTCGTCACCAGCCCCGGCAGTGGATATGGAGTGCCCGGAACCGTCTTGACCATCACCATATCAGGCGACGGGAGTGGCGCGGTCGCGATCGGCTTTTCGGGTCCTCCTGTCCCGGAAGAACGCAAGCTCCTGATCCGCTGCAACTCTGCCGTCAGCTTTTCTCGTACCGGTTCACAGCCCCTACTGGACAACTGGACATACGGTACAATCAACGCCCCCGCAGAGACGGATGTTGAATGGACCGGGACATGGGGAAGCTGGCGAGCCACACGTTTTGTCTCTGCCGACAATGTCGCACCGGACCCCGCTGGCGGCGTGATCCTTCGTACCGTCCAAAATGCCGACCTGCAGCTCCGGCCCGGCGGCACAGGCCATCTTCGGCTCACCACCGACGCGGAGACCACCGGAGTGACCGCAGCGATCGGCCGCGGAACCCCTGAAGGCGCCATCACAGCCCCGCCAGGTTCCACCTACAGCAATCTCAACGGTGGAACAGGAACAAGCTTCTACATCAAGCGGAACGGAACCGGCCCAACCGGATGGTTCGCCGTGGGCTGACATTGCGCGCCGCTCCATCCCGCGAGGTCGGCTGACCGCAACATTATCCGCCGCCCCACCATCCCGTCACGGCCCCAGAGCCTGCTCCCGAACGGACGCAGGGAGGACCCACCATGCCCACCATGCGCCAACTTCCCGAGGCCACCCAGACCAACAGCAACGACCTGATCGTCCTCGATCAGTCCGGCACAACGCGTTCCGTCACCGTCCAGACCTTGACCAAGAGCCTGCAGCCGACCTTGGTTCTGCCGCAGAACAAGCTTATGGGCCGTGTGAGCGTCACACCTGGCCAGCCCGAACCAGTCGCAATCGGCACGGGGCTGACGATGGCTGCCGGTGTGCTCACAACCGATCCGGCAACAACTCCGCCCCTCAACAGCCCGAATTTCGTTGGCACCCCAACCGCGCCAACACCGCCCCAGACCGACAACAGCAATCGCCTCGCCACGACCTCATTCGTCCAGCAGCGTCTGTTCGCGCCAATCGCGATAACGGGTGACATCACCGGCACTGGCCTTTCGTCAATCCCAGTCACTCTGCCCTCAATCACCTCACCTGGCACCTTCTCCAAGGTGACCGTCAACGCCAAGGGTCAGGTCACGAGCGGCAGGTCTCTGTCCTCGAGCGATATCATCGGGCTTGATGCATCCCAAACCACCACGCAGGCCACAAACGGCCAAACCTCCGCCACACTCGCAGCTCGCGCAGCGCTTCAACTCGACGCGGTCGCCGACTTTGGTGCGGACCCAACCGGCGCAACTGACAGCACGTCAGCAATTCAGGCCGGGATCAATGCCCTCACACTTGCAGGCGGCGGCCTGCTGCGCGTCGCAGGAATCTTCAAGGTTTCCCAGACGCTCGCAATCCGATCCAGCCATGTGGGCCTTCTCGGCACTGGCCACGGACAATTGCACGGAGACCTGACCTGGCAGGCACCCAGCCGCTTCGTTTGGGCAGGGGCCGCAGGTGGCACGATTCTCGATGCCTCGCCACTCCCGAACACAACCTCCGGCAAAGCCATCGTCGGCACCAGCATCACCGACATTCTGTTCGATTGTGCGGGTATCGCGGCTGTCGGCATTCGAATTGCCTCGGTACGTCACGGTCACTTCAAAGTCGCCTATCTCAACCCCGCTGCCGGGACCAGCCTCCAGGCCGCCGTGTTGTTGGACACTGTCGACCTTGCAGAATACAATGATACCCAGCACAATTTTCTACAGATTACAGGGGCTGAACTCGGAACCGGCGGTCAGGGCGTTCTGCTGCAGGGGAAAAGTCGACTTTGCAAATCAAATGGCAGTGCATATTATGGCAACACCTCATACAATATATTCGAATATGTACAACTTCACTACTGGCGTGGTGTTCCGCTGAAACTGCGTGAGACCGACAATAATTTGTTCCGAGTGTGGGTTCTCAACGCGCCTCCCAGCGTACCACCCAGCTATCCAACGCCCGCTGTGGCAACCTGTGCAAGTATTGAGATCGAAGGCAGTTCAGACACCGTCTGGGCGTTTCCCGCCGTCAACAATGTCTTTGAACATGGTGGAAGTGCCGGCCCCGTCAATTGCCGCGGACTAGCAAGTTTCACGCAGGCTTCAGGGACAGTCAGCGGCCTACAGGCGCCCAACATATTTGTCCGTCTTGATAAAGGAAATGGTGTTCCTGACCCGACAATTGAGGCCGGAGCCTCTGCATATTTTGGCGATATAAACTTCGTTGACAATGGCAAGGGCCTGACCCAGGCCACTTTGTCCGACACGCGAGCCAATATTATTTCCTTGCGGAGCAGCCAAACTGCCGGCGGGGCGATCCTGCATGCCGGGTCAGGCCCTGCTGCACGGATTGTC